GGATTTTTAATACTTCTTTGAATAGGTGGTCAAATCTTTTACGTAACTTATTAATAAATCTGGAGAATTTAATTTCATCCCGCGAAATTTCAGCTTCTCGTCCCATACCCAAACCACCTTCAGATTTTAATCTGGAAGTTGGTACATGTAGAGCTTTGTACAACCGTTCTTGGAAGTACATAATATCTTCTATTTGCCCTAAGTTTGTTCCGGCTGGAAGTGTAGTAACTTCAGTTCCGCGTCCACCTTCTCTTCTAGGTAAGAAAAAATCTTCTTGCATAGAAAGGAATTTTTTATCATCCCGTACTTCACCCGTATTTGAATCATAAACTAATTTATTTCTAAAATCGTTCATGATTACTTTGATGTACTGCTCCGCACGTTCGGTAGGCATATTACCAACATCAATGTAAAATACACGACGTTCAGCGGCTCGGCTAAGACGATAAATTACGTGAGCATCTTCCATAGCACGTAATTGGTTAAGAGGTTTGATAGCTTTGTGTAAATAACTAACAACCATATTTCGAGTACTATCAATTTGACCGGAATGTACGTAACAAATCGAATCTGGTGCAATTTTAACACCTACGGCAGTTGTGGATTCGACATTTACAATACCACGTTCATTATAGAGATAATATTCTAAAATAGAATCAATAACCTCAACACCACCCTCACCCAGTTTTTTTTTGATCTCTCGTATTTTTCGGACTCTACGGGGATCTAGATAGCGCAATTCTTTAATTCCATCAATGGTAGATTCTTGATTTACCATAATATGGTAGAATAATCTTCCATCAACATACCAACGTCGAAAAATTTCCATTCCATCTTCATTGAAATTTAAAAGACGTAGGATTTCATCAAAAGATTCTCGTACCTTTTCTTTAATTGAATCTGGTTGCTCCAGTTTATCAAGGTTGATTTGGACAGCAGGTTTATTATCTTCTTGTACAATGGCATCAGTAATAATATCTTCAATCGCCTGTTCACATTCAGGCTGCATGGCCATATCACGATAACGTGTGATAAGTTCGGCTTCATTTTTTGCCGTGCCTTCTAGGTCGACGTAGGTCCCGTAAATACCACCGGAAGCAATCTGCGATGCTCCATCCAAATTTGGAGGTATTGCAAATGATTTAAATTTCTGTACCGGACTGCGGTCACCTACCTGGAAGCCTAAAAGTTTAAACGCTTCTATTAAATAATTTTTATTTGCCATGTCTTAGAATCCTATTTGGGCGAGAATATTGTTCCCGCCCAAATATTTATATCAATCTTCCCATTAAGGAACTAATGGAAAAGAAGTAACGCCATCTGTAGTTGGACCCGTAGGACCAATAGAATTCCACCATTGGTATCTTAAAGTTACTTGGAACTTCTCAATAGTGTTATTTGTTCCCCAATCTAACTCAATGGCTCCCACTTCAGTTGGGAAAAAGCTAGTCATCTTGTATTGTTTAATTGGAGGTAGATCCAATTTAGAAAATTGTTGGATAAAACCGTCTGTTGTGTAACCAGCGGGTGCAGCAGCTAAAGGATCACGGATATTTGCTTCGTGTTCATTTAACGCACTCATCCAACGTTCGAAAGCATCGTGTATTGCGAAATTTTCATCATTCATAATGGTTATTGTCCAAGGATCAAAAACACGATCCCCAGGATAATAAAGTTTACGACCCATATATGAGACTTCAATTTCACCAAGTTCATCTTTTGGTATAGAGGTTGATTCTGCCATAAACGAAACAAGTGCATTGGCAACACCAGCTACAGCCAAAATAGGAAATACCATACTAACTTGAAAAAGGTTTGGACGTGCACCGCTACCAATTAGCTGTGCACGGAATCCTGTAATACTTCTAGGCATCTATTAATCTCCTACTACTAAAATTGACCAACAATTTCATTAAAATCAACACCTGTACGAGTTGCAATGAAATTCAATTGAATAAAATTGATTGATTGTGCTGGTGCCAAATAAATATCACCTTCAAATTGATGAAGGTCAATCATTTGGGATGAATTGTTTGTTGCATCACAAACAATCTTGTAATTTGTTAATCCACGTCTTCCTTGAATATCTCGTAAGAATGGATCTATCAAACCACGGAATTGTGTTCTAGTGATATCATCATTGAATTCAAACAAAACATATTTTGCGGCGCGCGCAATAGCTTGTTCAATCACAATGAACAAACGGCGAACATTGATTCTGTCGAAGGCGCTTGGTTTCGCTTGCAAGGTCTTGTCACCAAACAATACAGCACCTTGTCCCGGGAAGGCAACAATAGGATTTACACCGGCTTGATATAATACATCACGATAAGCTTGTCTAGGATTCCAAGCAAGGCTAGTAACACCTTTAACATTACCACGATTTAACCCAGCAGGAGAAAACCAAGGATCACGAGTATAATCGGTGCGAACACATAAACCAGCCATGTCACCATTAGCTGGAATATAACGATACACATCATTATACTTATCGTATTTTTGGAGCCAATTGTTATCCATAAATGCATAGCTTGAACTTGCGTATACATTACGGTCATTTACCACATCTGTAACTTCGTTACCCGCATTGTTAACAACTGAGGATTCTAATGGTGATAAGAAAGTTACATTATCTTTTCGAAATTCGGAAATATTTTGAATACAATATTCCACAACTGTGGGACTGTGATCGGCAGTGATTAATAACGCAAAACTGAATTGTTCGTCTAGATACTGATCATATCCCAAAATGATCTCCCCATCTGTAACTTCGTTGTTGGCTAATACACCACCTTCCAGAAGAACAGAATAAACAGCGGGATCAAATCCACCAGCAAGTGGTGTAGTTGATTGGGCGGCGACAACACTTCCACCCGCACCATCAAGAACGGCAGTTACTAATGCGACAGCGGAAGGACTAGCAGCAATACCTGCTTGAACTTGTGCGGCAGTTGTTGTTAACGCACTGGCGGCCCGAGCCAAATTTACAGTGATTGCATTTCCTACTACAACCACACTAAAAGATGCTGATACACCACCTGGGTCAACATATGTGATTGTGATAAGATTTCCATTAGCTCCCGCAGTTTTGGTTGTATAAGTTACACCAGTTCCCGAACCAGGTTGAACATTTAATGAAGCAAAATCTCCTCCACCATTGATACCACCAGCTAAATGAGTTGTGCCCACAGCCGTTACAAGGTCTGCACCATTTCCACCAGTTACGAATTCTGTAGATACTAATGCAGCAGCAGGAGCATATGCACGAATGGCTGCCAATACATCGGCAGCAGTTGAATCAATCGCACCGGATGCATATCCTAAGGTAACAGTAATAGCTGTCCCAGCAACACCAACCGAGATTGAATGATCTGCACCTGGATTAGTATAATTGATTGTGATAGCATTACCACTAGTTCCTGGAACTTTAGAAGCATAACGAATACCGGCATTACTAGACAATACATTCAAAAAAGCTGCCGCTCCATTTACATAAAAACCATCAAATATGGTATTTTTTGCTATCGTGCCCCAATTGAAAACTGTCGTTGGATAATTCATCCAAAGGATCCAATTGGATTTTGTCTTTAAAACTTGGGGGTAAAAGATACTAGTACCCTGGGCATTCTTTGCATCGGATGCTTTAGAAACGAATGCAAACTTTTCAATTACATCACCAGCAGTTCCTGTTATGATACCAACCGTATCAACTACAACAATATGAAGTTCATCATTACTTCCGCCCAAATTGGCAGTATAATCAGAAGTCCCTGGAGCACCAGTGAACTGGTTCTTATAAGGCCATGTTGCATATTGATTGGGATCGTCACAAATGAATACTTCTATACCATTTCCTAATATACCCGCATATTTGGCTGCAAACTGACCAACACCGGGTGTACCGCCATAATAATTGAATTCGTAATCAGTATCATTTTTGATTTGAACACCAATACGAGGTGTTAACACAGCCAATTGTGTGATTGAATCTCCACCGTTTGGTGTTACTGTGATTGATGGAGGATTTTCTACAGAATAACCAGAACCAGGATTAGTAATAGTTACTGAAACGATTTCTCCACCAGCAACAGCCGCTGTTGCTGTTGCAGAACCACTCGAAAAAGACAATGTAGGAACGTGTACGTAACCAGTTCCTGAGGTTGTAACTGTAATAAATGTAACACCATCGTTAATTTCTGCCGCATTACGCGCATTAGCAGGCAACACACGAACAACATTTAAGTTGTTTCCATATTGCAAGAAACTTGCTGCGGAAAAGAAAACGCTGGCGGTATCATTATCAGGTTTACCGAATGTATTTACTAAAGTAATTTCACTATCTACTAACGTTTTAACATCGGCTGGTCCCCATGTTAGCGGTCCAGCAATAACACCACCAGTAGTGGCTACACTAGTTACTACGGTAGATAGATCAATTTCTGAGGTCTGTACCCCCGGGCTCAATAATTGAAATGCCATCTATGTATCTCCTTATTTTCTATAATCTTGACGATTATTTTTTAATTATCACTTCGAAAGATATTTATTGTTTTTGAAGTTTTAACCCCAACCAACTTTTTCCAAACGTTTCAAACGGTCCATGTCAATCGAAGCTCTATATCTTTCTTGCTCTGCAAATTTTTCCCAAACATCACTCTGAGCACTTTTCCAAATATCTTTTTCAGTAAAAATAACTTCTTCAACATCCTGATGAGTTTCTATCCATCCATATGGGGTTAAATCATGATCAAAATTTGGAGCATATGTATCTCGTAAATCTTCTCGTACTGCCGCGTCCACCATGTCTCTAAAATGTTTTTGTGTCGTTAACCAACAAAAGGAAACAAGACACATTACAAGATCATCATGATGGCCTTCTGAAGCTTGATATTTATCTCCTTTTAATTCAAAGGCCTGTAATTCCAATTTAATATCATTATCGTGTATTAATAATCTTTGTGTTTCCACCAAAGTTTTTAAATTCGCACATCCTACACGGCGAACAGGAGTACTCATTTTAACGCCACGCTGAACATTTTTTCCTGTATTACCAAAACCTGTAGCAAGAATCTGACCTGAACGTCCTTTTGTTGCAACGTAAAGAATATTTGGGTATTCATGAATATGATGAAGGTCATCAGCAACTTGATAACCAGGACCATCCATTTCAATTAAAATAAAAGCATTATTATATCGTTTTGCCACAGGAACAATAGCATCGGCATACAACACGGGAGGAATAGTATTACTCCGATATTTAGCAACAACCTCATATGGAGAATTAGTTACATCAATAACGGCAAATGCAGAATAATCTAATTGCTTACCTCTTGCCGTATCAACTGCAATGACATAAATTTTCGGTTCATTTTGAGTACGTTCGGGATCTTTATATACATCTAAACCATTTTGAGAATATTTTGGTGGAAAAACTGGCATTATTTTCAAAATTCTACCACTAATTAATGTAGCACCAGATCCTAAGAATTCACAACCAAATTCTTGGTCAAAACGGTCCTGGCCGATGATTGAAATTGTTTTCTTTGCCCATTCTGGATCTTCTCTACCAGGAACTTCAGTGTAATGCACTTCGAGTGGAATAAATTGATTCCAATCTTTATGCGAATTTTCCAGATTTGCTTTTTGCCATAATTCATAAAAAAGATTCATTCCATTTGGAGTAGAAACAATAATAACTTTAGATGTTTTCCCCTGTGAAATAACAGGATATGTAGAAGTCCAAAATTTATCAGCTAATTTTGGATCAATGTGCGCAAATTCGTCTAAGAAAATGATATTGAATGTTTGACCGCGGACAGATGCGCCTGATGTTGCGTGAGCAGAAATAACGCATCCATTTTCGAGTTCAATTCTAGTTTTATTCCATACCTTAACACCTTGTTGAAGCCACATAGGCAACAATTCAAATGCGAGTTGGAGCCTTGAAAGCAATTCAACAGCAGTATCTCTTTTATTAGCAAGTATACCAATCTTCTTATGTTTATTAAAAAGAAGATAATGCAAGAAGTATGCAATCATAGTGGTACTTTTACCACTCTGCCTAGGCATTACTGTGATTACGAAACGATTTCCATGTACCGTTTTAATTAAATTTGCCTGGAATTTCCATAATTTAAAATCAGTTACACCTTCGTCGATTGTAACGACCTGTATATATTTTGTGATAAAGTAAACTGGATCCTCGGCGCATTTATGGAATTCCGTAAAACGCTGATTGGTCCATTGAACCTTAACATTCTGATCTTTTAAAGATGGATTACCAAGATAAGAACTCATATTATCCTATAACAACGAAGTACCAAATATAGGTTGTTGTTGCTCCTAAAGCCACAGCATTTGAAGTTAAACTAAATCCACCAGTACCCAAACTCGTAACGAATGCGGCATTTGTTGTTAATGCAGCCGTAGCAGCATTTCCGGGGGTCAATATTACGGAATTTGGTGCCGAGGCCAAAGCTGAATTGAAAGTTATAGTAACAATTGTTGATGCTGTAGCTGGTGCAGAACCTGTTGTTACTGTAATTGATCCTGCCATATCTGTTCCTGTTATAGATGAAGAAGGGCCCGTACCCGCTCCGGCGCCTAAGGATCTTGTTGGTGTCGATCCTCCCGCCAAAATTCTACAGGTTATACGTCTAGAAGAAAAATCACCATTTCCATCTCGCTCGACAATAGTACTCACAGTATTTACACTGGTAGCTGCTAATGTTTCTGCGGCAGCAGTTGCAATATTACTAGCAGATACTCCACCCACTGTAGCAACTGTTGGGTTAGGAAAAGAACCTGTTAAATCTCCACTTGCAGTTCCGAAAGTAACCAAAATACCAGATGCCGATGTAATTCTTCCTTTAGCATCAACAGCAAAGGATCCTACGTGAGTGGCATCTCCATAAGTTCCGGCTGCAACACCACTAGGTGCTAAAGTAGGATTTGGATACGATCCTGCTAAATCTCCTCCAGCAGAACCACCGGGTGCTGCTCCTGTAATTGTAACACCAGATGCCGTTGTAATTCTGCCTTTGGCATCAACAGTGAAAGAACCTACATGGGTAGAATCTCCATAAGTTCCGGCTGCAACACCACTAGGTGCTAAAGTAGGATTTGGTAAATTATTAGTAAGATCTCCACCTAAATTAACAGATGTGCTTATAACAGCAACATCGATATTAGTAAAATCAGAGTCAGCCGAATTTCTTATTTGCAAAGCGGTCCCAACATCTTTTATTTTTGGTCCACCCGTGCCAATTTGAAATGTCGCGTTATTTGTTCCCGTATCCGTATTTTGTGCATGTGAATTTGCCACAGCATTAACAATAGCAGTAGAAGAAACGGCACCGCTTCCAACAAATGCTACTTGTGGATTAGGTAAAGACCCACTTAAATCTCCACCCACTATTTTACCGGGCACATTAGACAAACTCGCGCCTAAAGCATTTTCAATCGCTTTAATTTCCGAAGTTATTTGGTTGATATCATACGCGAAAATGTATTGATATCCAACAATACCACTATTATGTCCTGCTGGAGTACCAATAAAACCCCGTTGACAATTAGTAATGTTAATTCCAACAATAGGTCCTTCAGCCAAAATAACTTCATTTTCGAGAGCAATTAGACAAGGAAGTGTAAAAACTGAATTTGTGACAAAGGGAATACTTTGTACTGAATTATTGATAGTAGATGCTAGTGGAGAAAATGCATTGTCACTCGTAACATGCAAAATTAAGTCCGTGGCAACACTAGTCGGAAATACTGCTGTATTTGGGTTCATATTAATTACCGTGTTCTTTTTCTGTTAAAACTTCCTGTTTTTTCCGCTTTAAT